TGTCGGGTGGGGGACGGGTTCACGTTCACCATCGGCGTCTGGGACCCGGAACAGCATGGCGGGGAAGCGCCGCGCGAGGCGATAGACGGAGCGGTACAGCAGGCGTTCGATGACTACGACGTGGTCGGGTTCTTCTCGGACCTGCACCCCTGGGAATCCTACGTAGACAAATGGGCGCGTGAGCATGGCGCAAAGCTTTGTGCCAAGGCGGGGGTACAGCACCCGATAGCATTCGACATGCGGGGCCGGGGGAAGGAGTTCACACTCCAGGGCTCCGAGTTCGTGCACAACGAGATCGAAGAGCAAGCGTTCAAGCACGACGGCGATCCCCGGGTGCGGATCCACGTGCACAACGCTCGCCGTCGCCCCAACGCCTGGGGCTTCACATTCGGAAAAGAGCACCGGGAATCACGGCGGAAAGTCGACGCGCTCGCCGCCCTCATACTGGCGCGCATGGCTCGGAGGGCATACCTGCTGCTCCCGGCGAGCAAACAGCGTCGCGTACGGAGCCGGGCGGCGTTCTACTGAGGGGTGTGACATGGCGATCTGCCACATCGAAGCGAGCTAGGGAAGCGAGGTCCGCTGTGCCGCTCAGTCAGAAAGAGGTCGTAGAGCAGGCCAAGATCATGCTCGCGTGGCGGGATGCAGATAAGTCCCGGCTGGACCGGATCCACGACTACCTCAGAGGTGTGCAGGCCCTGACCTGGGTCTCGACCGCGCCCACGACAGAGGTGCGGCGGCTGGCCAATCTGTCCCGCGTGAACATGCTCGGGTTGGTGGTCGACTCGGTGGCGCAGTCGATGTATGTCGACGGATACCGGGCCCCCAAGGCCGATACCGATGCGCCCGCCTGGGAACTGTGGCAGCAGAACCGCATGGATGCCCGCCAGATCGGCGTGCACCGGGCGGGGCTGGCTTACGGAGCGGCATACGTGACGGTGCTCCCCGGAGAACCTGTCGCGGTCATGCGCGGCATATCCCCGCGCGACATGACGGTCACCTACGGAGAAGACCCTGACTGGCCCCTGTGGGCACTGGAGAAGCGGGGCGTTCAGGCGAGCGACGGGGCGCAACTCTACCGCCTGTTCGACGACACGCGGGCATACTGGGTCAGTGTCAAGGGGACCGGGGCACCGGTGTACGTGAGCGAGGAGACTCACGGCCAGGGCGTCGTTCCGGTCGTGCGATTCCGCGCGGTGGATGACCTCGAGGATGACCTGCGCGGAGAAGTAGAGGATCTCATCCCGCTGCAGGACCAGATCGATATCACGACCTTCGGGCTCTTGGTGGCTCAGCACTTCGGGGCCTTCAGGCAGCGCTACATCCTGGGCTGGCTGGCAGAGACGGAAGAGCAGTCCATGAAGGTCTCGGCCTCCAAGCTGTGGACGTTCGAGCAGGGTAAGGACGAGATGCAGGTCGGGGAGTTCTCCCAAACCGACCTGAAGGGCTACCTCGAATCGCGGGAGGCGACCATCCGGCATCTGGCCTCTGTCTCACAGACGCCGGCGCACGAGCTCGTCGGGCAACTCGTGAACCTCTCCGCAGAGGCCCTGGCCGCCGCTGAGGCGTCGAAGCGCCGCAAGGTGACCGAACGCGAAACAGCCTTCGGGGAATCGTGGGAACAGGTCTTGGAGTTGGGCGGCAGTGTGGCCGGCTACGCAGTCGATCCGCAGGCTCAAGTGCGTTGGCGCGACACGGAGGCCCGGTCGTTCGCAGCGATGGTAGACGGGCTGGTCAAGCTGGCGACGTTGGGTGTCCCCATAGACCTCATCATCGAACGCATCCCCGGATTCACACAGCAGGACGTGGAGCGGGCGAAGTCCCTGATCGCGCAGGGGGACTCGTTCGCGCAACTGACCGCGACCCTGGAGCGGCAGGCATCCTCATTCGGTGGGGTCTGATGGCTCGTACACCAGAGTCGACGGCGCTCACAGCGGCGCATCTGGCCCAGCAGGCGGGTGTGCGCGCGTCGGTGATGAGGGATGTCATCAGGCTCTTCCCCATGTGGGACCCGGACGAGCCCGCGTCGTGGGGGCGGTTCGTGCAGGCGGTCACTCTGCTGGTGCAGCAAAGGGGCACCATGTCGTCGGCTTTGGCGGCACGGTACTACGCGATGTTCCGGGCGGCCGATCTCTCGTTGACGCTTGGTAAGGCCGCCGCGATGGTCGCGCCGGCAACGGCTGCGCAGATAGAACGCGCCATGATGTCTACGGCCATGTCGGGTTACTACCGGGGCCGACAGGCGGGGCTGGATAAGGCTGCGGCCCTGCGAAACGCGCTTGTACAGCAGACCGGCTCTGCGGCGAGGCTGGCCATGCAGCCCGGACGCGAGACGATAGTGGGAGCGGTCAGAAGCGACCCGCGATACCACGGTTGGATCCGCGTTTCGGACGGCGACCCCTGTGCGTTCTGCGCCATGCTGCTCAGTCGGGGACCGGTCTACAAAGAAGAATCGGCGGGGTTCGAGGCGCACGATCACTGCGCTTGTGGCGCGGAACCGTTCGCGGCGGGTTCGCCGTGGCCCGAGAAGAATTTGACGTACAACCACCTCTGGCAGCAGACAAAGCACGACCCAGACACCAGCCCGCTCAATGCCTTCCGCCGTGCGCTGAACGGCACCACCGAAGAGTAGACAACCCCACATAGCCAAGGGTCCCCACGAGGCCGCCGACATGGC